CAGTCGGCGCGCACGGTCTCGCGGGAGACGCAGAGCTCTGCGGCAACCTCGCTCCACGTGTCGGCTAGGTCGATGTAGTACAGCTCCATGGCGATGGCCGCACGTTCGGACACGTTCGCCACGATGGCGGGCAAGAGGGCGAGCGCGTGTCCAACGACGGACTCAAGCTCGTCAAGCTGTGCGCGCTTGTCGGCTATCTGGCGGGTGAGGTCGGCTTGCCTGCGCATCGCCATGTCGGCTGTGGGGTCGGAAAGGCCGGAGCGCACCGACGCGCCGCCACCCGACACGTACCAGGTGACGCACTCGGCGTCCGCGTCGATGAGGGCAACCAGCTCGGCATGGACGCCCTCGATGGCCGCAGCGGACGAGCGGACGAAGCCCCAGAACTCAGCAGCGGTCATCAGCCAAGCGTCCCTTTCATGAACCACGTAACCACCCGCTCGCAAATGTCGCGGTACCCTGCCGCGTACTGCGCGAGCGTCAGGGCTTCGTCGCGGCAACCGTCGGCAATGAGCTGGTCAACGACATAGAGCATCGCTTGGTCGATGGTATTGTAGGAGTAGTAACGACCGCAGCGGCGCCACCTCGGCGTGTTGTCCTTGGCCTTGTGGTGGTCGCTCGCGTACCTGTGGCACAGCTCCCAGTTGCGTTCGTCGATGGGATACAGCTTCCAGTCCTCGGCGAGCAGCAAGCCGCCGGTTTCGATGTTGACGTTCTTAGGCATGTCTCATAACCCCCTAGGAATGTGTCTCTGCTTTCTAGCTGATTGGGTAGAAGCCGCGCAAGCGGACTTGGTGGGCAATTAGTCCATATCGGCGTCAAGCGCCCTCAAAACGGTAATCCAGCGATTGATGGTGCGCTGCGTGACGCCCGCCTTGCGCGCGGCGATGGCGGTGCCGTAGGACTCGGCGAGCGCGCAGAAGTGGCGCATCTCGGGCTCGGTCACCGTGCGCGGTCGCTTGGGGAAGTCCTCGCGGTGATTGCTTGCGACCTGCGAGATGTAGGCAGCCGTATAACCGATGGCGTCGCCGATTTCGCGCGCGGTGAAGCCATCGGCCCACATTCGCTTTGCGGTGAAGTACTCCTTCGTGGTCACTCCCGCACCTCCATCGTGTAGTCGTGAAAGGCTTCCCAGTCGGTGTCGATGATGCCCGTGTCGTACGCGTCCACGTTCATCAGCAGCCACAGCAGCGTGCCGAGCAGGCAGAGCGTGAGCACGTACCACAGCACCGCGTCGTTGAGGTCTTCGTGGTGAACCGCCTCGCATTCCGCCGCGACGGTGCCCACCGCGCAGAGCAGGAGGACGAGGAGCGCCCACTTCTCCGCGTTCACCATGCGCCCCAATCGTCGTCGTACTCGTCCTCTTCGTCCTCGTCGCCCCAGTGGTCGCGGCGCGGCTTCTCGCGGCTGATGGCCGCGAAGAACAAGCCGGCGACCGCGCCGATGATCGCGGCGAGGACAAACTCGTCGTGGAAGCTCATGTCAGCTCCTTCCCACACATCCTGCAATATCGGTCGTCCATCCCCACGGTCGCGCCGCACGCGGAGCACTCCGTATGGCCGATGGTGCCCCGCTCGTCCATCGTCACGCTTATGCGCTTGGCCGTCTCGCGCGGGAAGTAGCGGCGCGTCTCGTCCATCCTGCCACGCACGACGTGGACGGAATCGGGCCACGGGCGCAGCTCCCCGATGAAGAGGTCTGGTGACCAGCTCATTTGTCCACCCCCGTGAAAAGTCTCATGAGTCCTCACCTTCCAGCCATTCGAGCACTGCGTCCTCGCTGTCCATCAGGCACGGCTCCGTGACGAAGTTCTCGACACACCTCTCGTAGTTGTACTTTGGGCATGAGTCGCACTGGTCGCTGAGGTCGTAGAACAGCCCCTTGTCGATGATGGTGTGTGCGGCATCCGTTGGCGAGCCGAACAGCTTGCTCCATCTGCTCATTCGCCCACCACCTCCCTGCCGCAGTTGGGGGCTGCATGATAGACGCCATCTTGTCCGAGATAAATCTGCACGTCATTGCTCCTATCTCGTCTATTGTTCTGCTGTACAACCATGTCTGCGAAACGGCAATTCTCAGGGCAGTAGTCACCATCTGAATCAATTCGGTCGAGCGTGCATTTGCCCTTTGGCGCATTCTCGTCATAGCCATGCGATAAGGCCCACGCTGCAAATGCGTAAAAGTCATCAGCCCATTCGTCGCAGACCGATATGCCACGACCGCCGTAGTCCTTGAAATGTGGGTGCGACGGATTGCCGCAACGCTTCTTCATGCCAGACCAAACGCCGTAAAGGCGTGACCTTGACATGCCATGAGTCGGACGCATGCGCTTATAGCCGTTGTAGACCCGTGTTTCTTGCTCTAGGCAACCACAAGACCTAGTTTCTCCACGACGTAACTTTGTGCCACGAACAATCTTCTCGCCGCCGCATTCACAGTGGCAAAGCCATCGTGCCTCGCCGCCTCGCGTTGAATCAGCTCGCCGAACTACTGTAAGTCGACCATACCTGTTACCAGTTTCATCAATTGTTTTCATTTAGACCGCTACTCCAAACGAAAACGCCACCAGCAGAGAGGTAGCGGCTCTCATGCCGATGGCGCAATTCAGCAGTATATTTGATTGTACGTTCAGCCGCTACCTGAACAGTCAAATTATACCACTTACCTGCTGTTTTATCACGTTCACCCATCATTCTTCGCTATTAATCAGACGAAACTTGGCTGCGAACTCGGCGATGACGCGCTGCACGCTCTCCTCGGTGTTGTCGCAGCCGAGCACCGCGTTGGCAAACTCGTCCAGCACGTCCTCGACGGTCGGGGCGTGGTAGTGGCGAAGGTCGCTTGGCGGATAAATGACCGTGCCGCTACCACCCTGCTCGTTATAAACGGTGCAACATATGCCCCAACCCTCGCCGAGGAATTTCAGGCCAGTCACAGTCCATACGGTTGCCCCGAAAGTAACCGCATCTCCGACGTTGATGTACTCACCGTCGGCGTCCTTGGGTAGCTCAATGCAGTGCGATAGCTCGTCCTCAAGGCACTCTATCCTTGCGTCGAGTTCGCCTAACGTGATGTTGTGTTGCAGCACCTTCTGCTTGCAGTCCTGCCAGTTGGCATAGTTGTAATCGCGGTCGCTTTCGGCATCGGCGAGCAATTGTCCAGCTCTGCTCATTGCCTTCTCGTGCTCCGCGTCTATGCGGTCGGCTATGGCGGTCAGCTCTTCCATGGTGAACGTGCGCACGTTCGATGGGAACCTGTAGATGCCGCCCGTCCTCAACTCGTCCGTGATTCTCATTCGTCTACCTTCCCCTCGTCGCTCAGCAGCGCCACCAGATGGTCGCGCAGCGCGTCGCACAGGGCGCACGCCTTGGTTCTTGTCGTTTCGGTCACGTCCTTCGACACGCTCAGCTCGATTGCCCAGCCATAGGCATCCACGATTGTCTCTGCCGCTTCCCTTGTCATTCGTCCACCTTCCTAACGCCCCACTTGCAGAAGCCGTCAGGCTCCACCTTGGTCGGCTCGCCGTGCCAGAAGTGGCATACGTCGCTCACGTCGGTGACCATGACCCATTCGTGCTCGCTGTAGTGCTCGCAGTCACGGCAGCGCACGATTGGTTCGCACCTCACGCCGTCATGCTCGCTGTAGAGGTCAACCACAAACTCAGCCATCGTCCACCCCCAGCTTGAGCATGCAGTCGTACAGCTCGCATCCCGTGCGCCCGCCCCTGTGCCTGCATTCGTCGCAGTCGCTGTCATGCAAGGGGCAGCTCACCCATAACTCGCTGATCAGCTCAAGCAGCTTGGCGTTCTCGGCCTCGGCCTTGCGCACCCTGTCCCACGCACGGGACTCGTCGTGCTCGGAATCCTGCACGGCATCGTGCGCTCGCTGCAAATCGTCGCGGAGCTGTCAGATGGTGTCGGCGGCTTCACGGCACATGCGTGCCAGCTCGAACATGTTGCTGCCGTTCCATTCGTCTGCCGACTTGTTCAACTCGTCAATCAGGCTGCTAATCATGCTCACTCGTCCACCTCGATTCCCGCGAGCCTGCGAAAGTGCGCAGAGACCAGTTGCATGAACTCTTCGCTCTCTGCGGCATCGAATGTAAGTTTCTGGCCCTCGAAAGTGACGCTCGCCTTTGGCGCTGGGCAGATTGAGCCCTCTTCTTCGATGCGAATGTAACTTTCGGGTACCACTCCACCCCCAGCGAGCTTCCTCCACTCGCTGACCTCGCGCTGCTCAATCCAGATGTCCTCTGGCCTTGTGACGCCTTGAACGCTGCTGAGGATTCTGCGGTACTTGCGATAGTCGGCCAGCTTCTCCTTGGCCCTCGCAAGGCGTGCGTCTGATGTCGGCAGGTAGTCTTGCTTCGGCCCCCAGCAACCGAGCGTGTCGATGGTGTGCTCGGCACCATCCACTATTGCGACGATTCTGTACTCGCTCTCAGCCATCGTCCACCTCCACCCCCAGCTCGCGTAACTCCCGCTGCAACTGCCCATAGACGCATTCCTCGTCACGCTCGCCCATCGGGCACGGCTTGTAGGCCGTCACGTCATCGGCCCTGCACGGGCCATCGAACGCTTGGCACAGCCGCTCTGCGGTCTTCCACGCTCTCTCTGCAAGCTCCATCAGCTTGGCGTTCTCTGCTCGCAGCTCACGCGCATTGTCAGCGCCGTCCGACACGACGCTTCGCAGGCGCTCGTTTTCTTCCCGCAGCTTTGCGTCGTTCTCCTGCCACGTGTCGCGCAGTGCCCACATGTGGTCACGCTCGGCACGGAGCTTGGTGTTCTCAGCCATAACCTCGTCGGGCGTCCTGCCGTGCCTGCGCAGGAAGTCGCACTCGCCCTTGTCGAAGTCGGCCATCATGCGCCCGTCTTGGTCGTAGCTCATGATTCTGCTCACCCGTCCACCTCCTCCCACGCCACGCGCCTGCCCAGGAAGTTGGACAGCGCGCGGCAAAGCTTCTTCTGGTTGTGCTCCGTGGGGCGGTAGTTCCCACGCTCCCAATTGGCCCACGTGTCCGTTGAGATGCCCGCGTAGGCCGCGATTTCCACCATGGTCAGGCCGGTTCGCTCGCGCAGCCTGCGCAGGCGTTGGCTGCCCTCCCAGCTCATGCGCGACCACCCGCCAGGCGCTCGCAGCGCTCGACGAGCTCGGCAATGGCCGCCTTGTCGTGGACGGGTATGGTGAGCGCGTCGCCGATGATGCGCTCAAAGGTGTCGGGAGGGGCGACGTGCGTGACGTTATCGACCGCCGTAGCCGCCCTGAGACCTCTGCCCGTGTCAAAGTACACGCGCCACCCATCCTGCGTCTTCTCCACGCCGTCCACGGTCATCGCCTTTACGTACGGTATCCTATACATGCGGTCGCCGGGCCTTATCGGCACCCCATCCGCATCCCTCGGCAGCTCCATCCAGCCGTCCAGCTCCTTCTCGATGGCATCCACCAAGTCCGTCCTGCACTCAAGGCACGTGCGGTGGGTCTCGCACCATTCGTCGGTTGACTCGCCGCAGGTCTGCGCGCACACGTCCCGTAACCTCTTCAAGATTTCGTCCATGCTTGTTCCTCTCGTGATCGTCGTAAAATTCCACGCATTGCTTGTCTGTGCCGTTGCCATGCAGAGCGGTCGGTGCCGAGCATTGCCCTCGCTGCGCAAAGCTGGTGCTCATCTGTGCGCACAGCGCCTTTGCCGTGCTACCCCCAGCAGAGTTGTGCCGTTGCTGCACTTCGCGTTTCTCTGCCGATGCATCGCGTTGCTCTGCCATTGCGCCGCATTACCTAACTTCGCCTTGCCGTCGCTTAACACCGCATAGCGTTCGATGCGAAGCCGTCGCGTCGCTGGGCAAACATCGCTAAGCCACGGCCTTGCTCGGTCTTGCTGGACTAAGCCGCAGCGCCCATGTTGTCGAATACCTGGTGGCCCTTCTCGTCGGTGATGCGGCAGACCAGACTGCCATATGACGCGTTCCTCCACTGGCCGATGCCGCGCAGGCGTCCATACGCAAACCACTCCACGATGGCGTCAATGAGGTGAACCGGCGTCTTTGCGCCCACCTTGTCAGCGAGCAGCGTAATGTCGAATGAGCACGTCGTTCCCGCCGCCAACATCTCGGATGATGCCAACGCGACGCGCGGCCCCTGCGCCGTCTCTGCGCGCAGCGGCCTTTGCAGGATGCGGATGGGCTCGCCCTCGGGCATGATGAGCGGGATGTTGCGCTGATTGACGAAAATCAACTGGTCAATCTTGCTCTTGTACGCGGGGATGCCCTTTGACTTGGAGCCATCGGCCTGACGCATCGCGCCGCAGGCGTCCTTGAGGAAGCCCTTGATCTGGTAGTCCCACAAGAAGGGCGTGCCATCGGGCAGCTTGTGGAAGATGGTGGTGCCGCGTTCCTCGATGGCGTCCACGCCCAGCGCGGCCACCTCTTCCTTCATCGTGGGCGCGTCAGGCGCCTTGCTTGCGATGAAGCGCTCGTGGATGTAGGGGTCAGGCGATGCCGTGCCCAGAATCGGCTGGATGAATCGGATATCGACGTGCAAAGTCCTCATGGTTCTCTCTCTTCTCTTGTTGGTTGGTTAAAACCGGTTGCTATGCGCTGTATGGCAAAGTCCTGCGATGCCAAGCCATAGCGACGCTCGGCGCACATTGCGACGCTATGCCGCTGCCGAGCACTCGGTGCAATGCCGCTGCATGGGTGCGCGGACACATCCGTGCTGAGCCTTTGCTGTTCTATGCCGTAGCGATGCAATGCTGCGCCAAAGCGCAGCTGAGATGTGCGTTGCTGTGCCGCTGCTGGGCCGCCGATGCTATGCATAGCCTTTGCTGGGCGTCGTGACGTGACGCCATTCCACGCTATCGCTGTGCCCACAAAGCACTGCCATTGCACTTCTAAGCCATGCCGTCGCGCAGCACCACTCCGTACCGCAATGCCGCCGCTAGGCCGTCCATGCCATACGTACCCAAGCCAAGCCACTACTGCGCTGGGCTTTGCCTTGCCCTCGCAAAGCATTCGAATCATTGCGCTGCCACGCCACAGCCGCGCCGTCCGCCGCGCTGCTACGCTTTCGCTGGGCCGTCCATCGCATTGCTAAAGCTCTCGCCGATGCGTGCCTTGATGGGCCATTCCGTTGCAATGCTAAGTCCTGCGTTACCGAGCTAAGCCAATGCACAGCAATCTACGCCATGCCGTTGCAGTGCGCCCGTAGCGGCGAGCGGCTATGCCTAAGCGGTGCATACATAGCAATGCCGTCGCTGCGCTTATCGGGGCTATGCCATAGCGGTGCCTTACCCTGCCACGCCGTAGCTATGCGTACGTGGCCTTGCCGTAGCCAAGCTTCTCTAGGCCATGCCGTCGCTCCGCTTCACTGCGCGATGCCGAGCCAAGCCGTAGCGGATCATTTGATGTAGCTGCACCACCCGTAAAGCAGGGTCGGCTTGCTCCATCCAGTCGCGCCGGTTCGGTTCTTCACCACGGTCATGTGGCCCTCGGTGGAGCCGTCCGCGGCGTGGCACACGACGTAGCGGCCATCCTGCTTGGTGGTGTCGCTGGTGAGTATGAGCGCCTGCTCTGCGTCATAGCCGACGTGGGCGCTTCCCCTGTACCAGCCTAGGTCGGGGCCGTCGTTCATCTCGGAGCGCGAAAGCTTCCTGAGCGCCGACAGCGCGAGCACGTGTCGGTCACGTCCAGCGTAGGCCCATTCCCTGAGCGTGCCCATCACCTCGGTCACGCGATCGTTGTCCCCCTGGTCTTTGGTGTCGGTTGGCACGATTTGGACGTAATCGACGATGAGGATGGGCGGCTCCCCTAGGTCGTGCTCCACGTCCTCGCAGACGTGGCACAGGTCGGCCACGGAGTTGCCGCCCACGTCCACGGCGAGGTTGCGCCCCGGCCCCTCGTCCCACATGGTCAGCGTGCGCGTGATTGGGTCCATGGCGCTGCCCACGGTGTAGCGCGACAGCTCCTCGCGCGTCAGGCCGTCATAGGCTGGTCGGCTCCTGCGCTCCTGCCCCGTGGCGATGCTAGACCAGCTTATCTGGTCAACCGAGGGCTCGGTGACGCTCCACGCGCTCGCGCACCTGAGCTGCACCACGTCCCACGCCGTCTCGTAGCTGGCGTACACGACGTGCCTGCCCATGGCGCACATCATCGCCGCCGCGTGGCACGCGGTCGCGGTCTTGCCCGCGCTGGGGCCGCCGCCGAGCACGGTGATGCCGCGCGTCATGCCGCCGCCCAGCAGTTGGTCGAGCGCCCCCACCCCAGTGGGCTGGGGCGAGGGCGCGTCGAGGTATGCGCTGAGCGCGAGCGGGCCGTCTGGTCGGTCACCGTCCCTCAGCTCGGCCCATGTCCACGCCCCCATCAGAACCCGCCCTCAGGCGGTGCGGGTGTCGGTGGCTCGGGCAGGCCGTGCTCTGCGTACCATGCAGACGTGTCGCGCTCGTGCTCGCTTTGCGCCCGCGCCGCGCCGTCAGGCGCAAGGCGCGGAGCGCACTCTCTCTCCCCTGTAAGGGGAGAGAGTTCTCTTCCTTTCTCTTCTCTTCTCTTCCTTTCGCTTTTGGCGGTGCTTTTAACACCGCTTTTAGCGGTGCTTTTCTGGCTTGCGGGCCTGCCGCCCATCTGGCCGCGCTGGCTCTGCTCGATGCCCTTGCGCACGCTTTCGCGCGTCCCGTCAGCGACGAGCGACCACGCGAGATCCAGCAGCGGGTCATCGGCAAGGTCAGGCTCGATGCCGTCGAATGCATAGGCGCAAATCGACAGCACGAGCCTTCCCCTCTGCGCATCGGTCGGGAGCTTGCGCATGGCGTCATAGTAGCCGCGCCAAAAGTAAAAGCGTTCGCTCTGCGCCATGCTGACCCCTTAGAACGGCACGTCCTCGTCATACATGGCGACCTGCTGGGCGGGCGGTGCCATGACGGGCGCCTGCGCCTGCTGCTGCGCGGACTTGTCGCGCTGGTCGCGGTCTTTGGTCAGCGACTCGGGCCAGTCGTGCTCCTCGAATTCCTCGGGCATGAGCCAGCGCGCCACCTCGATGGCCATGCGGTCAGCGCCGGGCGTCTTGCTGTTGGGGCCTGCGGTGTAGAGCCTGCGGCGCACGACCGCGTAGAAGCGCTTGCCCACGAACTCGCCCCACTGGTCGTTCTCGAAAGCGACCGTGGGCTGGAAGCCAGCGTTGCTCTCGGCGAGCACGTGCAGCTTGTGCTTGAGCATGTTGTAGGCCGTCTCCTTCCAGCTCAGCACGTCCGCAGGCGGGTACTGGCTCTTGGCGTAGGTGCCCTTGGCGGGCCCCTCGGCCACGTCCCACTTCATGCTCACGAACTGCTGGCTCTCGTTCACGTCGTAGCCAGTGATGACAAGGACGTACGCACCTGGCTCGATGTCGGAGAAACCGCCGACGCTTTCCTCGATCTCGCTCCACTTCTTCTTCAGCTTAGGCATGTCTTTACCTCCGTTTCTTCCGCACCTAGCGGCCTTGAACTGACTCCTTCGTGGGCGTCTCGCCATGCTCGAATCGGGCTTGGCGAGCCATCTTGTATGCATTGAGGACGGCCGCGCAATCATCACCGTTGATGTAGTTGCTATCGCCACCCATCAGGTAGAAGTGGCCACCGTGCGCCGCTGGATATGCGGCAAAGTTGTCACCGTCTATGGTTTCGTAGTTGAACGGGTAGATGTTTACGCCATCCATGCGGTCATACGGATCACCCGCCAGACACCCATCTTCTGGGATATTGCCAACAACAAGCGTGGGATGCGTCTCTCCGTTGCGCCCATAGTCGTAGTTTATGCATTCGGTATTGGCGAACTCCTTGATGCGCACCGCGTCCTCGTTGGTCATGCGGCCCTTCACCTCGACGTAGAGGTCAAAAGGTACGCCATTACGCTTCCCACGCGTGCCATAGCACTTCACTCGAAAGTCTGGAAGGTACTGCTTCCCGCTGGGCAGTGCGAACCCTTCTGGTTCGTACTCATACGACACGCCAAGAGCGTCAAAGAACACGGCCCAGCGGGCTTCAAGTCGTGACCTGAACCTGTACCCGTTGTACTCAGTCTCAATTGGCCTGATCTGGCTCATTCTCACCCCTCTCGACGATGGGCTTCATCCCCCAGTAGTCGCGGATGAGCCTATCGACCTCTGCGAGGTCGTTGCCCATGGTGGGCGGCAGCATGCCCATCGGGGCCTTGGCGAGGTTGCTTCCGTCGTTCTCGGTGACGAACACGTGGCGGGGCCTGCCGTCCTCGCCCTGCACCACGCGGGCGTCTATGACGATGGGGAACAGGCCCTCGACGCACAGCTTCTCGTCCAGCATTTTTCCGATAGTCTTGGGCTTCTCGCGGCCCATATCGTCGGTGTCGGGATGCATCAGGAAGTAGACGTTGGTGTCCTCGTTCGTCCAGCTCGCCCGCTGAAGGAGCTGCTGGAAGCTCACCGCCATGTCTACGTATTTCCCGTATCCCGACTCCTTGGCGCGTCCAAAGTTGTCAAACTCCATGAGGTAGGTCGCATCGTCAATCACGTAGCAACGCCTGCGATTCGCCGCCATAATTTCGGCAATTTTTGAATACGTGGCGTGCTGAACAACTGGAAGGCTGCTTCTAAACGGGAGACGCTTCCCAGCAACCGAGAACACGCCAACTTCTTCGGGTGCAAAGTTGCGCAACGAGGTAGATTTCCCGCTGCCACTCTTACCGAGAATGAGTACTAAGTTACCCATCCCTACTCCTTTGTTTTGAGCACAAGGCCAAGACACGTGCCATGGTTGCCGCTGGCCGCTTGGCTGATAGCAGACTTCGTTACGCCGAGCATCTGCGCTGCGGCGTTTACGCTCTCAAAGGTCGCCAGCAGCTCGCCGTCCACGGTGTACGCCTCAACCTTCTTGCGCCGCTTGTAGCTGCTATATAGGTTGTTGTATTCGCTAGTGCACCATTCGAGGTTGTCTACGCAGTTGTTAGTCTTGTCCTCGTCCTTGTGGTTCACATACGGAAGTCCTTCTGGATTCGGGAGGAACGCGGAAGCGACTAGACGGTGCACTGAGAAGGTTTTGCACTGGCCATCCTTACGCAGATCCACTGCGTAATATCCTGTGAATCTGTTGTACTTCAGCTTCATGAGCCGGTAGTGGTCGCTTTTCCTGCACCGCACGGTGCCGATGCTGCTAACCTCGTACAGCCCCTCATAGCCGACGATTGGCTTCCAGGTCATAGGCTGTTCTCCTTTCTCCTAGAACCTGTACTCTTTCTCAGTGCCCGCCTTCCTGTAGCGGCCGTGCTGGCCGTAGGCCCTCAGCGACCTCATGGCGGCAGGCATGCTTTCCTCGAACACGACCAGATGCTCGACGGGCACTTCGAGCCTTATGAGCGCCACCCTTGGGTCGGTCGTGCGCTTCACGCTGAAGCGCCGTCCGTTGCCGTACAGCGCTTGTGCGAACGCACAAAGGCTCCACCCGTCCCCCGACTCGGGCGTGCTCGCCCAGATCTCGTCGGTGGGCTCGTCGAGCGTCACCCACCACAGGGCGGGCCTGCCCTCCATGCGCTCCCGTGCTTGCCGTTTGGCGTCCTCTAGGCTGACCTGCCACGGCATCAGAAGCGATCCACGCGCGATGCCTGGTTGCGGTCAATGACCGCCGCCTGCCCCTTGCCGAGGTCTCCGATGCTGCACGTGAACACGTAGACGCCATCCTCGCGGACGTGCTTGCTCGACCACGCGCACATGGCCCCCATGCACTTGGCGTCGCTCCTTATGGGGCAGATGGGTTGTATTCGCTCGCTCACTCACTCACCTCCGCACCCAGCAGCTTGCAGAGCGTGCGCAGGGTCATGAACACGCCCTGCTCGCCCATACTCTTTTCGCCCACCTTGGGTCGGTGGAAGACCACCGCACCCATGTCCGTGTCGGCATTGCCGCACTCGGCGTCCAGCTCCTTGAACCACTGCGCCGGGGTCACCGCCGTGCGGTTCTTGACTTCGAGCACGAAGGGCCTACCGTGCCACCAGACGCCAGCCACGTCGCCGCGGTCGTTGGCGCCGCCCTGCACGCGCCGCTCTATCTCGGGCGCGTCGAACACGTCACGCAGGTACATGACCACCTGCCGCTCGAACAATGGCCCCTTCTTCATCACTCGCCACCTTCCAGCAGCCCGCGCAGGCTCACGGGCAGGCCGTTGCGCGCCATCGCCGCCGACACCTTGAGCGGGTCAATCCTCGCCATCGTGCCAACGACGCCCGCCGGACGTTCCGGCTCTTGGTGCGTGACCAGGCTCATGCCGTCCAGCAGCTCGCCCGTCTCGTCAAACCAGTCGATGGCCAACTGCTCGTAGTTGTCGTGCAACCATTCGTCGGTGCGCTGCTCGACGTATTCCTCCCATTCCTTGCCATGCCGCGACATCCACAGCTCGTCGAAGTCGGTGCATTCGGGCACCGTGATTTCGCGCATCGGCGTGCCCTTGCCGAGCTTGACGGTGAACGTGCCCACGTCCTCGCCGTCCATGCGGACCTCGTACTGCTTGCCGTGGGTGGACTCGTAGCAGTCGATGAAGTGCTCGTCCACCTCGGGGCGCAGGAGCTTCAATTCCTCGTCCACCGCCTTTTTGAGCGCGGTCAAAAACGCCCATTTCGTGATCGTCGTGTCAATGTCTTTCACTCTTCCTCACCTCCGATGAATTCGGATTCGGCTATGACCTCTTCGCCCTTGTTCCACGCAGTCACGTCCACGAACGTGGGGCGCCCATCGTCATGCTTGATTACGCACAGGTCCACGTGGTCAACCTCGCTCACCATGTCCAGCTGCGCGGCGAGCGCCATCGCGTGGCACATGAGCGACTTCTTCAAAGCGTCCAATGTGTTCTCTCTTCTCCGTGTTTGCCGAGATGGCCCATCGCCACGCCCGCAGGGTGCGGCTTTTCGTGGTGGTATGGCTGAGAAAGGAAGGGTGAAAGGAGAATCCATGCATGCAAGAGGCATATGAGCCGGCTCCCCTTATCAGGGCCGTACGCGGCGCTTATCGTCGGAGCGACGAAACGGGCGCAGCGGTCGGCCATCTCGGGTGTTGGTTGGTTGTCGTTTGGTTGTGATGAGTTGTGATGAGTTGCGGTTATCCGCAAATCACGCAGACGGCCCAGCAAATCAGGCGGACCGCCGCGAATCCGCCCACCGCGACGGACGCGGCGAGCATCCAGTCCTTGGCGTTGGTGGTCATGACGCGCGCTCCTTCCCGCGATAGGTGCAATAGTTGGCTATCCACTCGGCGACCATGGACGGCGTGACCTTCTGCCGCTTGGAGTCGGGCAACTGGATGCAGCGCATCTCGCCGCGGTCGATGGCGCCTTGGGTCGTGTGCTTGCTCCAATGCATGACCCTGTCCACGTAGGTCGGCGGCATGGCCTGCATCATGTCGGCGAGCATGTCCCGCTCCTCTGCGGTCGGCTCGCGTGCTAAGATATCGGGTGACATGGCTCTCTCTTCCGTGTCGGTTGCGCCCTCGTCTGCTGGTACCAGACGGGGGCGTTTTTTATTGCCTGCCATGACCTCGCAAGGACATGGACTTCACTTTTTTGTTTCGCGGTGCGCCTGCTTTATCCGTCTCCCCACCATGCAAGGCTTGGGACTGTGTGGCCCACCGGCTTATTCCTGGTCACCGCTTTCACGTCCAGCTTTCGCCTTCACTGCGGCCCGTGTCTGTCAAGGTACGTACTGCGCTAGTTCTTAAGCGGGCTTTCGCGCAGGTCGTTCACTGTGCAGCCCAGAATCTCGGAGAGTCGAATCGCCTGTGAGAACGAGAATTCTGTTTCGCCGTTCATCTTCGAGCTGAGCGTGACCGTGGTCATATCCAGCTCATCGGCCAGCCATTTCTTCGTCTTGCCCTCGCGTGCGAGGTAGGCCCCGACTCGCTCCTTGATGGAATCCATTAGCTATCAACTCCCTTCGTGCTAAGTATTCTTTGCTGCGCCGTGGATAGTATTGCAAAGAATTCTTAGCCCGTCAATAAGGATTCTTAATTTCTGCTAATATTTCTTTGCGGTTACAGTTCGCGCAGGAGGTGGCCTGATGGAGTATGGCAAGGCGTTGCGTCGCATCCTTAGTGAGGTCGGCATTACGCAGGCTGAGCTGGCCCGCCGAATGGGCACGAGCACTGCCTATGTTTCCCAACTGTGCAGCGGGAAAATCAAGGAGCCAACGCTATCAAAGGCTTTCGAGGTGGCAGATGCGCTGGACGTGTCGGTTGACCACTTTGTCGAGCTTATGCGCAAGGAGTCCTAGCCATGCCCCGCAAACTCGGCAGTTGGCGCGAGGTGCGCCCGAACGTCTGGCAGGTGCGAGTCTCCAACGGATACAAGACCGATGGCTCCCGCCGCGTGGTTACGCGAACCATCCACGGCAACGAGGACGACGCGCGCAGGGAAGCGGAACGCATCGCCGACGAGCTGGGCCGCTCCCCCGCCTTGGCTCGCGGCGTCACGTTCGGCACCGTCTGGGCGCGATACCTGGAACGCCGCGCGCCAAAGCTCGCAAAGAAAACAGTGAACGGCTATCGGTGGTACGTCGAGCACGTGTGGCTCCCCATCCTCGGGGGCATGGACGCGAGCGCCATAGACCACGCGACCATCCAGCGCGCGCTGCTCGCGATGGGCCATGACAAGGCCGCGCGCTCCCGCCGTGTCCTCAGCGCCGTGCTCTCATGGGCCGTGTCGGTCGGGATGGTGGACGAGAATGCCGCTCAGGGCGCCTACGAGCTGCCTAGGAGCGACGAAACCACCAAAGACGCCCAACTGTTCGACTCTGACCCGTTCGCGGCGATAGAGGGCTCTCGTGGCGTCTGGGACGCAAGAACTGTGATGGCCGCTTTCCCGCGCATGCATGGGTTGCCGCTCGAACCGTGCTGGCTCGCGTGCGTGGGCGCTGGCCTGCGCGTCGAGGAAGCGCTCGCCCTGCGCAGGCTGGACGTTCGGCGCATCAGCATCGCGGGGCGCATGGTGACGCAATTGGCCGTCCACCACGCAAGGCCCGACACCGAGGAATACAAGGCCACGAAGACGAGTCAGAGCGTGCGCATCGTTGCCGTTGCCGAGCCATTCGGCGCGCGCCTGTGGGAGATAGCAGACGCGATCACGGACGGCCACGCGCTGCTGTGCCCCATGTCGGCGAGCAACCAGAACAAGCGATGGCGCGAGTACTTCATGGACGAGCCCACGTCCAAGCACTGCCCCAAGACGGGCGTGTATCGCGGCAGGCTGCGCGAGCTGCCCTACCAGCCCATGAGCCGCATGCGCGCAACCCACGCCACGCTCATGCAGGAAGCGGGCGTGCTTGACTCGGTGAACGCCGCCGTCCACGGCCATTCCGAGCAGGTCGCATACGCGAACTACAAGCGCCCAGACCTCACGGACGCCGCCGCTCAGGTGGGCAGCTACCTCTCCCTCGTGAGCTAATCGTTAAACTATTTATGCCGTTTCCCGCCGCTTGTGGCTTTTGGTGGATATCTGGTTAGAACTTTTATGAGAACAGGCCAGACGTTTAGGCGTCTGACCTGCTGTTTTGCTGGTGCCCTCTACAGGGTTCGAACCTGCGACCTTTCGCTCCGGAGTGCGATTTTTTTAACGAGAAATAGGCCCTGAGCTGCCCTTATTGTTCCGCAACTTTCCGAAAAGCTCCTAAACTTTCCTGCACTTTCCCGAGCGGTGTGGCTCGTTGTGGATGCACGTTATCTCGCGGCACAAAAAAGGCCCGCCCCCACGCATGGGGACGGGCGCATAACTCTTACATAACGTACGGTCGCTCGGCTTCACGCAGCCTGAGCATGTTGAGCAGCGCGCGCAAGCGCCGCAGGTCTTGCTTGGTCATTTCCACTTCCCGTCATTGAGCGAGCGTTGCAGGGCCTTGACGGACGCAGGACCAAAGTAGCCGTCCACGTCCACGTTGTACCCCCACGCATTCAGGCGCCGCTGGATGGCTTCTGAGGTTGCCATGCCCCATTGACCGTCCGCGAACGTGCCCACCTTGCGCTGGATGGCGTACACGAGCGCCGAGCCCGCGCCGTCACCGTGGTCGACGTTGAGGACGTTGCTGCGGTACTTGTCGTTGGCTGCGAGCTGGTTGCTGATGCACCCGTCCGCGCTCGTGCCGAGCTGGACTTGCCACGCACGGATTGTCTCGGTGCCTGCCCAGCCGTCCACGTCAAGCTTGTCGGTGGGCGCCGCGTCGGAGAAGTAGGGCCGCACGCCGCACGCGATGGTGGACGCCCAGCGCTCGCACTCCTTGCAGACGCCGTTGCCGGTGTTGCCCTCGACGGTCTTGTAATGCCCGCTGCCGAGCACTTCCACGACGATGCCCACGTGGTCGCCGCCGCGGTCGCCGTCCCAGTCGAACGCCACGATATCCCCTGGCTTAAGGCTGTGGCGCCCGACCTTTCGCCCGCCCAGATCGTCGCGCTCGTCAAAGGCGCACGCGCTCGGAAAGTAGGGCGCGCGGACGTTCGCGGCATTCAGGCACCACGAGACGAAGCACGCGCACCATGGCGTCGAGAAGCCGTCCACGTAGGCCCACGAGCCGTTCCAGTACCAGTCCCAGTACTTCTTGCCGCTGGTGGCGCCCACCTGCGAGCGTGCTACGCGGATGAGGTCAGCCGCGCTAGGCATTTACGTCCACCTTCGCGGTCACTTGGCTAACCCCGATGATGGCGCCGAGAAACGCCGCCACGGCGTTGATGGTCAGCACGATGGCGTCCACGTTCGCCATGCCCCACGCGGGGCCCACGGTGTGGACGAGGACGGCCAGCGCGGGGAGGAACAGGCACGCGAGCCACTTGCAAATCTGGTATACGGAATCAGGAATCATGTACTTCATGGTGGTACCTCCTAAATCTCGCGCTCGGGCAGCTCCAT